TTCTTACTACGAACACCACTTATCAGTGAACGACCTAAACGAAATAACTGACAAAGGACTTCACTTAATCGAGGACATGTTAGACCGTGTTAGAAGAAACAGGGTGGTACAATGAAAACACCGCCAAAGGGGTGGCATAGTAGCCACGAAGGAAGCGGCGAAACTTCCCTTCTAGGGACTTTGTTTCATTCAATGTTAGTTGCTCATAAAGACGCAGACATTCCATTGTTCAACAAGTATTTCCTTCCTCATGGTTATGTTGGCTTGAACGGTATGCCATCTGCACCTTTGAGTCGGTGGGGTGTGGCTTCGTCATTATCTGACAGAATGTATGCTCAAAAAATCAATGAAAATATTCACAACATCTTTGGCTCAAGAACACCAAATAAAAAAGCAAACATGGTTGAGAAATTAGGACTTGAATATATGAAAGAGTTACATGCTATGGAAGAGAATAACACCATACATCATAAATACAATTTCTTGCAGTCTAAGAAGGCTGTTAAAGTCCTCAAAGCCAGAGAAGGTAAAGAGGACGTACTCAACCTAGTTGAAGCCCAGACGTTGCTCTATTCGTGGTTTGCTCAATTCAAACAATGCGACCATCTTAGTAACCACATGGTCGACGCTCTACTTCATTGTGAGGACACTGCTTATCTCTATACATTCAATCCGCCAACAAGTAGGTTTCTGGCAAATGGCATACAAAAAACAAAAGAACATGACGACTGGTTGTCAAACTCTGGCGTAGACAAATCAATGGAAATCAATCCTTGGAGAGTTGTACCAATTGACGACAATGGAGACATGGTATCTCAATACTTCTGCGGTCAAGAAATGGTTCAACAACCATACCACAGTTACACACCTTACTGGACTACAATAGACTACGTTTGGAACGCAGACCCAACTCATTTGTTCAATGACTTAACATCGGCAATATCTGACCCTAATGTATTTCCAATCACAGTTTCAAAGACTCACTTTTTGTTCTGCCACCGACTTCTCGGTTTCTTTTGTTTGAGAGCATTACCAACAAACGACACCGGAGCAAAATCGCACACTAAAGACCCTATTAACTTCCGTAGTTACTTAGTTGACATAAAAAATGTATTTGCCAGTCAAAGTGCAATGCCGTTTTCAAAATACGAGGACTCTGACAAAACAGGACTAACATTATTGGAGAGTGTAAGAGAATATCCGACTGGAAAATCAATCTATACAATAAACGAGAATCAATATGCAAACATAGCGGTTACTCTTGCAGAAGAAGTATCTAAGCCATTCAATAAATTAACATGTAGAAACCTAGCCGAATCGAGTTCTCTAGGTTCAGCGTCGGCTAGGTCATATGCACGTAGGTTGAAAATGTTCTACGGACTTTGTGCAGGTATGGCTGCTGTTGAAAAATCACAACCATACACTCTGAAAGACGGTGGTGCAGGGGTAGCAGACTCACTAATCTATTCCTTCAATAAACAGTTTGTAACAGGAGACGAGGACGACGTAATCAGAATGGTAGAAGGTGACTTTCAAGAGGACCCTGACGCTAAAGCGAAAAAGGTACACTTTCACGGTTCGTTACGCAGTCTCTATAAAGCAGACACCGACCCTTGGACATGGGGTGAAATCGTGAACGAATATAGCACGTCTACTGAAATACCAAAGCCGTCTCATGCTTCTGAGTTTATTCCTTCTTGGAAGGACAGTAGGAAGCCAATCACAATAAATGTAAGTGGTGCGCCACCAATAGGTTTCTATCACAAAGAGAGACGGTGTGCGACTTGTAATGGCCGTGTTATCTTAACAACCCCCGCTCACTGCAAAGTAGAGAACGTACAATGTCCTCATTGCAGACATGGAAAAATAGAGGTGAACGAATGAAGTTAAAAAATAAACAAAAGCAACTAATAAAAAGAGCATTAATGAACGCAAAGAGGCAAGGGCATCATGTACTTACGAGTAGTGAAATAGCAGAGCGTTATAATTCCGACCCTACACTTCCACACAACATGCAAAGAAGCGCACGTCAACTTACCTTTGACTTGAAGAAACTGGCACGTGAAGAGGGCAATGGTATCGAGACAGTGGTCTTGAGCAAGAACGGAATCAACCATCATGGGAATCCCCGTGTCAAACTGGGTTATTCAATAAACTTGAATCAAGCAGTTGAGGACCCAGACGTTATCGAACCTAAGCCACTGCGTAAGACCATCTCTGTAATCGTCGGAGAAAATGAAATTGCTTATCTCGACAAAATGAAAAAACAGTTTGGCGAATCGCCGGGTGCAGTATTCAGAAGGTTAATTGAAGAATCACAAAACTAAGTTGTTATATAGGGGTAGCCTCTACGGTATAACATGAACGCAACAATCGAAACCACAGTTCTAATTAAGCAAGCAACCGAAAATGCAAGAAACGACTGGGAGAAATCCTTTGTCTCATCTTGTCAAGAGCAACTCGACAAGGGTCGAAGAATGTCTCCAAAGCAACTGAACATACTTCAAAGAATCTACGACTATTCAACTTCACAGCCTACTGCTGCTGTTGTCGGTCCTTATTCCCCTATGGTCTCATTGCTAAGTAGAGCGGGTGAGAAACTCAAATATCCAAAAGTAACTTTTGTCGTATCACCATTCACTAACCTAACCATCTCCTTAGCACCTAAGACTGGTAAGAATCCGGGCAGCATTTATCTGAAAGCAATCCGCACTATGGACGAGGACTACATCGGAAAAGTTTCACCACAGGGCGGTCTACAATTTGCTCGCTCCACAAGTGAATCTGACGAGGCTCTCTTTACTCGCTTCCTTACAATGCTAAACAAAGACCCAGTAAATGCAGCAAGAGACTACGGTGCAAAAACTGGTAACTGCTGCTTCTGCCACAAGGCTTTGAAAACAGAAATCAGCACCGCTCACGGCTATGGTCCAGTGTGTGCGAAAAACTGGGGTCTGCCTTGGTCTACTACAACTGGTCGTGCTACGCAAGAAGCACAGTACGAGAGAGTCAATGCTGACATTCAAGAAGCAATTGGCGGTGAGTGGAACGTAGTCGACAATGACACGGGTGGGGTCATCATGACCTTCTCTGACCGAAGGACTGCTGAGGAATGGGTAGACCAACACAGCACCATTCAGAGGGCTTAGAACCGTTAAGTGCCATGTTGGGGTCTGACCCCACATGGAAGAACACACGGGCGGCCAGTTGACCCCCGAACAGGCGAAGGATATTGCTCTCTATCCAGACCGTTGGTCGCAGTATTTCCGAACCATAGATGGGAAGGCATTCTTGTTACATGAGCGGCCATATCTGATTGAGATATACCGACACTTTGGTGCAACTCAAAAGTCAAGAAAAACAAAAATGATAGTCCTAAAGTGTAGTCGTAAGGTTGAGAAAACTGAAACCATTTGTAATCTCTTGATGTATGGACTGATGAATATACCATACTTCAACGCCGTCTATACTGCACCTAGACAACCACAAGTAACGAGATTCGTAGATGAGAGATTCAATGGTGCATTAATGTCGTCCATCAATCACGGTTGTCTGATGAAGGCTAGAGTAAAACAATCTGTAAGTCATCAAACATTCGATGTTGGAGCGCGTTCTCTGAATCATTTCTATGCTTACTCTAACTGGGGCGACGCACATGCGTTACTTGGTGTTGAGGCTGACCTATGTTGTGTGGACGAATACCAAGACTCTGACGCTGATGTTTTGCCAATGCTAATTGAGATGCTTGCTCAGTCTGAATATAAGTGGGTTGTAGTAAGTGGGACTGCCCGTGAGCAGGGTTCAGAGTTTTGGAAACTATGGGAGAAATCAACTAAAGGTGAGTGGGATGGGGACAAGTGGGTTCATGGTGAAGCAGATATTATTGGTTATCATATCAGCCAAAAGATGCACCCCGATATTGACCCCGAAGAAATAGAATACAAGAGAAACACGTACACACCACGACGATTCGCAAACGAGGTTCTGGGTGAGTTCTTCGCAGGTTCTACGAAGCCCCTTACATTCGATGTGGTTTTACAAGCGGCCCGGCCACAACTCGAAAAGAATCTGAAAGGATTGACACCACCGGAAGAATCTGTTATGGGTGTGGACTGGGGTAATGAAACAACAGTCGTTATCATGAAGAAAGACGGCACGATTCTCAATTGTCTAAAACTCGATTCTAAGGCCGACAATGAGTTCGATGAGGTAGCGGTCATCAAAGACCTAATGCTACGCTACAACTGTACGCAAGTGGTCGCAGATATAGGATATGGAGCAAGACAGGTGAAGGAATTACAAGCAGAGTTTGGAGAGCGTGTACGTTCATGTTACTATTCATCTCGGCCAATGACACCTTTCGAATATAAGAGGCGAGACAATAATAGAAATCTAATCTATATGTTAGTTGTTGATAGAACAACTTACGTCGAAGAAACGATTGAGGCAATCAAAAACAATGAGGTCCACTTACCCTACGCAGATACTTCATTTGAATGGGTTCTACATGAATGGTGTTCTCTCAATTCATCAGCAGAAAAAGATGAGAAAGATACTCGCCCAGTGCGAGGTCAAAAACTTACAAAATATGGGCGTGACGGGGACGACCACGCATTCCACGCTTTACTATACGCTAGGCTTGCAGCAGAGTTAGTAGAGGACATAGGAATGCCAGAGATACGTGTGTTCGGAACTTAACCGTGATTAACTAGATAGTGTAGGGCATAGGACATGGACGACCAGTCTGAATTGATTAGGGTCTTAGTGGAAGATGTAAGAACAATTAGAGACAATCATCTCCATCATGTTGAGAAAGATATGGCTTCAATGAAACTAGAGGTTCAATCAATCGACCAAAGACTCACAAGCGTTGAGGGATTTGTTAAAGAAATAAAGGACTTGCTTAAGAGATATGGTATGTATCTACTTGCGGCTATAATTGCATCAACTGGTTTACCTATGTTGATGTGAGTAATATGAATCTAAACGACATACTTTCTGCGTGTGGATTAGGTGCATTCGTAACTCTAGTTTGTTTTGGTGTTATAGCAACATGGAAAATGTTCTATCATGCTATGGATAACCTTTGGTGGAGACTTTGGAGATGATTAGTCTCGGCCTTGTTTCTCTAGCAATTGTCGTGGCCGCGTTCACCTTTGCTACCACCTATATGGGATGGACGCTTATATACTTTTGCATAACTACGTTAAAGAACCAGTTGTTGCGGTTTAGAACCGTAAAGGTGTCCAAGATGGCTATTAAGATGTCCAACCCGAATGAAAAACTGATGTTGACTTTTGGTATGGGTGTCGTTATGGCTTGGGTAGTTATAGCAGCCACAGCGTCTTACTTTAGTATAGTAGAACAACGTGAGATTTCAGACTCACAACTAACAGTCATTGGTCTATTAGGTGGTCCAGCACTTCTTATTATTACGTCTGTTCTTGACTTATTCAAAGGTAAAGAAGGTGCAAAAATAAACATACTACCAGACCAACTAGCAAGTGAGGTTGAATCAGCAGAAGCAGAGAAAGCACATACCCGCATGTTAGAACAACTGAAAATATCTCACGATTTAGAATTGGCTAGAATGGCTAAGGCTCACGAATTAAACATGGAAGCATACAGTGTAACTGGAACAAACTCAATTGCTACTGCTAATGTACCAGTCCAAACAAAAGAAGAGAAGCCAGTGCCTAAGAAGCCCTCAAAGAAGTCCGAGTAATCGTTATTAACGATGTTCTCCCCCCTTTGTTCATGCTCGAAGGACTGACTACTGATGATTTACTAATGGGTTTAGCAATAGTAGCAATCCTAGTACCACTTGCTATCTGGGGTCTACGTAAGTATCAGACTCTAATGGCTGACGGCAAATTGGATTTAGGAGAAGTCCTAGATGCAGTAGAGGAAGGCGTTGACAAAGTGGAACAAGCCAAAGAAGATGTAGAAGAAATCATCATCAAGGCCAAAGAGGACAAGAAATCAGATGAAGAAGAATGAGTTTCGCTACTGTTTGAACGGTCCAGTGAATACTTGCTCTCAGTTGAGTTTACCGCATGACGAACATTGCGTCTGTTGTAAAGTCAAAGAATTACAACTTGATACGACAACGTAAAAACCCACCACCTATGAGGGTACGACATGGCTGAGGAACGCAGAGGCTTCAATTTCTTTCGTCGTAGGGGAAATAAAGAAGTCAAACCCGTAAGAAATGACATTCCTTGGGATGCTAAAAGTCTAGCGTCTTTATCTAAGATAGCAACAGTTTCAGCAAAGAAAGCGGCTGCGAGTGGAGCGAACACAAATGTTTCATATCATCTACTTCGAGATATTTCTTTGAAATCAGAAGTTGTTAATGCCATTCTACGAAGAACCGTAGATGACGTGTTAGCCAATGGTTACGAGTTCAAACTTATGTCTGGAATAGAAGAAGGCAATGAAGAACAATTACAAAGGTTGCATGACTTTTTCCGAACACCTAATCCAGATGATATGGGTGATGAATGGTTAGAGTCTTTAGTGTATGACTTAGCACTATTCGGAGACTCATACCTTGAGTTAGATGGCGACGATGATGAAAGCACACCAAATGGTGAGGACTGGATTTACGGTGGCAACTTAGTAAGTGTATGGCCTGTCCCTGCTGAGACAATGAGATTATTGCCCGGCAATCAAAGACCAGAGCCACCTGCAATGGCTTACATACAGGAGATAAGAAAGGAGAAGCGTAGGTTTGCTTCAAACAAAATACTTCACATATCGAAGTTCAAACAAGGTCGAGGTTACGGTACTTCGCCATTGATTCCA